TATTGATAGTCCACCATTTTGGATTATCAATGAGTTATTTGATTTTGAGTCAGAAGCAAACGCAAGAATGAAGATGGGATTAGCAGCTGAGGATGCTGCACATCATGCATTGTCAAACCAAATCAATGATGCAGATAATATCACAAAATATGCAAGAGAACAATATGTGAACGAATGTAAAGGTTCTCAGTTAGATGATGAATGTGATTGGTCTGGTATTATAGCTCAAAAGTTTGTAGAAAACTTAGGTGAATTTGGTGAAGTAGTTTCATTTCAAAATGAAATGCAGATATCAGGTGAAAAATATGGTCTAAAGTATGATGTTATTGGTAAAACTGACTTTGAGTTCAAAGATGTAATAGTTGATACTAAAGCAACAGCATATATTAGACGACTTAAAGCAGGTCATGTAGACCCAAAATGGTATCCAAAAGCAGCTGATGTACGTCAGCAATGCTTATATAGAGATCTATTTGGCAAAGAAACAATGTTATTATATTGTTCTCCAAAAGATGTATATTGTGTTGATATGATAGATAGAGATCATTTACAGGATCTAATCAATGCAATGAAACATATCGAACATATATTAGAAATATGCAAAACTAAAGATGACGTTGTACGCATATTTCCTTTGATATGCGACAACTTCAGATGGAAGGGTACTCCTGAAGCTGAAGGATTTGCTAAAGAAATCTGGACGAAAGTATTGAAATAGTTTATATATTTGCAATGCAAAAGTTTGGAAAAATACTAAATAAAATAAACAGGAAGGTTCATATGGAAAATGAAACATTCGAGTGTTCGTTTCGCAAAGCATTCGAGAAAGATGATGGTGGTGTAACTGTATACGTTACTAAAGACGATGGTACAGATATGACTATCTATGGTGAAGCTATTGGTACTTCAAGATGGCAGAAAGGTGCTAGATTGAAGATTGCAGCTCAACCAGTAAGAACAAGTAAATCAGGTAAGCAGTATCAAACTGCAAGTATGATTGAATTGTTAAGTGGTGAAGTTGCTGTACCAAATGGTGCAACACCAAGTGCTACAGGTAAAGATCCTGCTGCACAATGGAAAGAAAAGTACAGATTAACTATGAGTAATTTATTATCTGCTGCTATACAATCTGGCAATGACGTAGACTTTGACAAGATTGATAGTTATGTACGTAAGATATTAAATGCTCAATATGATGGAGACGAAGCTCCATTTTAACAGAATCATTTATCTCCCTCTAGAGTTAATGATAGTTGCTGGGTGGGTGCTCCCTGCCCAGTAACAGAAAGATCTTATGGACTTAATACTTCTTAATGATGGAGTGTATAGTCTAGTTTCAATTACAAAAGAAATGATACAAGGCATTGAGCTTTTACAAGAAGCTGATTGCTTTGATCTATGTGATATACTACGACTACACTTAACGACATATTATGATTATCCTATCAATGCACATGTAATGAAGGATGGAACAGGAGATTTATTTGGATGCATTTGTTCAAATTAGAACTAGAAATGATGGGTATAAACACTTATAATAGGGATGATTTGGTTTTAAAATTATATAAATTATATTTAAGAAAGGACAAAAGTGATTACAGAAAAGCGATTGGAAGACTCCTTAAAATACCTAGCAGATACAGATGAAGAATCTGCAAGTGCTAATGCTAATGTAAAGTATTTAGATAGATTACTTAAACGTAAAAAAGCATTACACATAACTGGTAACAAAGAAGATAAAAGTATTTCTGCAAAAGAACAAACATATTATGCTAGTGATATATATAAAGCAGCAGTAGATGAGTTATTTGATGCAGAAGTTAAATCTAATACATTAGATAATAAGAGAGATAAAGAAGCTCTTATTATAGATTTATTTAGAACTCTTGAAGCCAGTAGGCGTAAAAATAATATATGATATATAAATTTAAAAGATGGGTTATCTTACCTGCGTATACTGAGATTATTATTTCAGCAGACTCTGATGAAGAAGCGTTAAAGATAGTCCGAGCCATAGATCCAAGAACTTTGAATTGGCAAGAAACAGACGTTGCTGATGAAAGAATGACCTATGAAGTCATAGATGAGAAGTCCTGAACAAAGAATGTTTCTTAATGTAATAACCCAAGCAGTGCATGACGCAGCATATAAAGGTTATGATCGTTATTATGAATATCATAGAGACCAAGCAATAGCATGGCTTACCAGCAATTCCCAAGATTTTAGAGCTATATGTGTATTAGCAGATTTAGATCCTGATTACACATATTTAAAGATGATAAAAGCTATAAAGAGTGATATAAAACAGTTACGTAGAAACTATTATAAAAAACAAAAACCAGAACGAGAGAGTCGTCCTGGTCGTTATAGATTGAAATTTTAATGACTGATATAGATATGTTTAAAGATATGACTTACGACACACTTAACAGACAGGTTGATGGTACTCATTATAAAAATATGAAAATCCAACCTGCACATTTCATTAATGAAAATAGTTTACCATTCGCCGAAGGCAATGCTATTAAGTACATATGCCGACATAAGAATAAGGGTAAAAAGAAAGATATAGAAAAAGCTATTCATTATTTAGAAATGATTATAGAGAGAGACTATTCTTAGTCTAGTATTAATTTTTTAATACTTTTCTCTCCCATATATATTTCTACTTCAGCTTTAGATTTTATACATTTATAGGTAACAGTAGATCCATTTTTTAACTGACGTTCAGCAACTCTTTTGCCTTTTAGGCATGTTGATAAAGAGTCCTGGATACGATGTTCTTTAATCTCATTGTCTACAAACATGAGTAATGCAAATACTACTTCTACCATTATAAAACCTTACCTTTATTTATACCTTCTTTAATAGTATATCTATGTGTACCATTACCATTGATATCTACTTCTTTTTTATTTTTATTTAAAATTTTAACAAATCTATCTTTTCTGATTTGTCTAATAAATTCTATAAATTGTCTATTAATGCGTTCCATTTAATTTTTTTTGTAAAAGATCTACCTGTTCTTTAAGGTGATCTATATTAACTTTGTTATATCTAGATGCTTCTATCTCTTTTTCAATAGATTCTATTTGACCTGCAAGGTGCTCGATGAGCATATATAGTTCTAAGTTTTTAGGTTCTTGCTCAGCTTTTTTTAAAAGATCTGCTTGAAAGAGAGTATCTGAAGTTTCTAGTTTATTAAGTCTTTCAACTATACCAAAGTATGCCCATACACCTATAGCAACTGCTGCAACAAGTGCTATAAGATTTCTAATTGGTAGACTTACGTTTGTGTTTTCGTTTATCTTCATGAAATATAGGTAATGATTTACCAGATATATAAAAACATTTTAGACAATATTTAGTGTCATCAAATACTACATATCTGTGTAAGAGTTTTTTTTTACAAGTAATACATTTAGAGTGGTCAATCATTTCTTTCTCATAATATCAGCACCTTTAAGACCATAGATAGCTGATACAACACCTATAAATATAGCTTGATACCAGTATGGTAAGTTCTTAAAGTATTCAAAAAATAAATCTAACTTTATCCGAATGTCAGGATCGTCAGAGAAACAAGACCAAGCCAGTAAAAGAATAGGCAAAGATACGAGAATAAGGACAAATTCGTCTTTCCAACCATTATCATTACTCTCAATAATTTTCGCTTTATATTCAAGTTCTCCTCGTGCCATTTTTTCAGCATGTACTGCCTGTGCGTCAGACATTAAACGCTGAGTCTTTTTTTTGTTTTGATATATATGAGATGCTGTTTTTACACCTAAAGATAATAAATTCAACCACATAATTATTCTGCTGTATTAGCTGTAGGAAGTCCTTCCCAAGCTTTATACATTCCTTCTACAAGTAACTCATCATCGTATGGCTGCATACCATTTTCCATTTGTATAATAGCTTTTACAAGTGGTAGGTAATCTTCCATACTATTGTTGAGTCTTATATCTTTTTCTTTATCTAATTTTTTACATACAAATTCAACATACTTATCTGTAGAATTTTCAGAAGGGGGAGCCCATCTGTAAATTATTTCTTCTATAGTAGCTTTTTTATGTTTAAATCTATATGTAAGAAGTATTCTTTGTAAAGCTCTAATACCCATTACAGCTTCATTAAATACACAAAAAGTTGGATCTGTCTGCTCAGCAGCCAAACCATCCCAATCTGTGCCTAATTTTATGTTACCTGGATTCTTATTTCTAATACCTCTAGGTAATTTTTCTATTCCA